AAAAAAAACGCCGAGGGGTTGGGGAACGGGAAAGCACGTATATTTATATATAAACATATATTATGAAATTTAAAGACAACATATTAGATAAACTAACACAATTAGAATCTACTATTACTAAAGTTCAATTCCAAGTAAATAGAGGAATGGATCAAGACCAAACATTAGAATCTATTGATCAAGTTAAAGAACAAATTGAAAGAATCCGTGAAATTGTATCTTTAGAACAAGACGATTTTGCACAACAATTCGCTAGATAATGTGGTTAACAATATTAATTATACATGTTATTGAATTAGCTGTGATTGGTGGTGTTTTACTTGTTAGACGTAATAATGCACTAGAAAAAGCAGTTTTAAAACAACGTGAATTTATTGATGCTATTAGTATTATAGTTACTAACTCGGATGACAAATTAAGAGAATTAGATATTCAAGGTGCATTTGAGGCCGATGATGAAGTAGGTACTTTCTTTAAAAATTTAAGAGAAATACAAACTATCATTAGTGAATTTAATAATTCTAGAAACTAGTTTGGTTATGTTATTTTTCTTCCATATATTGGGAGTAAAATAGAAAATCACTATGTCATATAACGATAATTACGATATATTTGCTGATGACGGTAAATTAGCACTTACTAAACGAGGTAAACCGCGTAAGCGTAAACCAAAAGAACCTCGTATTTATTTTACTCAAGATACTGAGGATGCTATTGTAGAATATTTGGCTTGTACTGATCAAGCTGAACGTAATCGTATTTATAATGATCGTATTGAATATGGTTTTTATAAGTTGTCTGAAAATATCATTCATACATTTAAGTTTTATTATACGGATACCGATACGATTGAAGATTTAAAACATGAAGTAATTACATTTTTACTTGAAAAACTTCATCTATATAATCCAACTAAAGGTAAAGCATTCTCTTATTTTGGTACTATTGCTAAACGCTACTTAATCGTTTACAACGAAAACAACTACAAGAAACTTCAAGAAAAAGCTGATGTTGATGAATCAGATGATGAACAAATGATGCTCTATGAAAATGATAAAAACATAGAAAATGCATTTAATGAATTAAGTTTTATGGATCAGTATATTAAATATATTGATACTCACATATACAGATTATTTCCTAAAAAACAAGACGCTCAAACTGCTGATGCTGTGGTTGAGTTATTTCGTAAGCGTGAAACACTAGAAATATTTAATAAAAAAGCATTATACATTTATATACGCGAAATTACAGATGTATCTACTCCCCATATTACTAAAATCATTAAAAAACTCAAGCTTATATATGCTCAGTTATATAATGAATATTATAATCATGGACATATAAAGATTTAATTATTCATATTTATTGATAAACGCATTTATGGCTAATTTTGACGACGTAACAGTATTTGATGGTATGTCCTTATCGGATTTATTTAAAAAAATACACAAAAATAACAAAGATATTGATAAGCAGATTGGTGATTTCATTGATACTATGAAACCAATGGCAACAGCTAACGCGGGTTCTGCAACAATGTTAATGCCTACCGTTAAAGATTTAATTGATGTTAACGTAAAAAATAACGAACAATTAATTAAGATGGCAGCTATCGCGCAACGCGCAGCAACTTCCAATTCAAATTCAGGTACTGAATTAATTGACATGAGTGAAATTGAAGCATTATTAGCTGAACAAAAAGAAGTACAAGAACAAGGACAAAAATTATTAGAACAGGCTCCTATAGTACAAATAAATCAGTAGTATGAAGTATCAAATAGGTGGATTTTCAAATATATTATCTTCAGTAGGAAAAAATAATTTTTCCCCTATTAACCCAACTCAAGTAGGAAGGGTATATGGATTGGTTACTACTGAAAATACTCCTACTAAAGAACAATTTGAAAGAGTTGGTGGTTTTGATGCTATGGGTACTGTGTTTTATCGTGATTATAATCAAGCACAAGATATAGTAGGAAAATTAGATAACAATTTTTTTAATGATTGTAAGGTTGCTAAACCATTATTTCCCCAATTCCAATATTACCCAGTATTAGGTGAATTAGTAGTTTTATATGACTTACCATCTCCAGCAACTCAAATATCTCCCTCATCAACCGAGACCTATTATTTAATTTTAAACTTATGGAATAATAACCAACAAAATTCCCAACCAGCTAATGATAATGCTTCTTTGGGAACTACTTTTGTTGAAAATCCAAACGTTAGAAATTTAATTTCATTTCAGGGAGATCATATTATACAAGGTAGACAAGGTGCTGCTTTAAGATTTGGGTCTACAACTAAATTATATAATAATTTAAATGAATGGAGTTCTGTCGGAGCAGAAGATAGTCCTATTACTATTTTAACAAATGGATTTAACTACGTTTCAGACGCTAAAGTATATGTAGAAAAAATAAATGCTGATTCTTCTTCTCTTTATCTGACATCAACTCAAAAAATACCTTTACAAACAGATAAAAGTAGTGTTTTAAACCCATTAACTAATCCTTTAGATCCGTCTGATTATTTTAATTCACAGGTAATAGTAAACGCTGATAGGGTTACTTTAAATTCTAAAAAGGATGAAGTAATGATATTTGCTAAAACAAATGTTGAGATAAATACTAAAAATATTATTAACTTAAATGCAAATGAAAGAGTGCATTTAAATACAAATTCTGTATTTTTAGGTACTGTAAATAATGAATTACCAACCGAGCCTATAGTATTAGGTGGTAGATTATATAATTTATTAGACGGATTATTAGAAGGATTACAAACATTTAGTATTGCCCTTACAACAATTGTAGCATCACCAGAAGGTACTCCAATGATTGATCTTAATAATGCTGCACAAGCTTTATCTAATAAGTTAGAAAATGTAGAAGAGCAAATTGAAAATATTTTATCAAATAGAAACTTTACAGCATAGTGGCTAATAATATAAACATATCATCTGTTATTTCTCCTGATATTCTTAAAAACATATCTCAGTCTACTGCTATAAAAACTTTTGGTAATCAATTAGTAAATCAAGCTAAAGATAAAGTAATATCTGTTGCTTTAGGTAAAGCACAAATTTTAAAAGATCAAATTCAAGATATTGTTATTTTAGAAGTTAAAGTAAGATCTGATCATAGTACTGAATTAAAAAGATTAGATATTTTACTTAAAGAAAAACAAATAACTCAAGAAGAATATGATAAATTAGTTGCAGTTGAAAATAAATCTTTTGAAGTAAAAATTAAAGATTTAGAAAAATTAAAAAATAAACTTCAAACTGATTTAAAAAATATAATTGCTGATCCTTTTAGAAAAATAAAAGAAAGAGCAAATGCAAGAAAAGCTAGAAGATTAGCTAGAAGATCAAGAACAAAAGCTGAAAAAGCAAAAGCAAGAAGAGATTTAATTAAAAAAGTAGCAACCAATGCTGCTAAAACTTTAGCTCCTATTATTGCCCTTCAACTTGCTAATAAATTTGCTAGTATAATATCTCAAAGACAAAAATTAGAAATATTAGTAGACCAAGTAAATGCTTATATAGAAATAGCACAAACACCAGACCAAATTGCTATTGCTACTAATTTAAGAAATAATACAGTTACATTAATAAATAACAGTATTAATAAATTAACTAGTCTACAAAAAACAATACAACAAATTAATCTTTACATAACAATATTTAATGCTATTGTTAGTATATTATCCGCAATTCCTATACCAACTGCTGTACCTCCTGGTATTGGTGTACCTGTAAATTTAATTGTTAGGATTGTTAAAACTTTAGAAAAAGCACAAAGATTAATATCTGCTTTAAATATAGTATTGTCTATAGCTACTATAGCTTTAGAAAATGAATTAAATGAATTAAATGAATTAATATTAAGATTACAAAATATTAGTCAAAATTTAGATGATAAAACTTTAAATAATCTAAACCAACAACAATTAACTGATCTGACTAATTTCTTCTCACCAGTAGGAATTAATGAATTTCCTCCATATAAAGGATTTAAATTTCAAATTAAAGAAGAACAAAACCAAGCATTTGTTGTAAAAGGTAATAAACGCCGCTATGCCGTAGCTATTGATCGTGACGGTGTAGATGTAATTAAAAGCGAATTATCATTTACACTAGACCCAAATGACTTAGTAGATCAGCTAAAACTAGTTATTGATCAACGAAACTTACAAGGATAAAATATTTATAATTATGAATGCAAAAGTATTTAAACAATTAATTAAAGAAGCAGTTCGCGAAGCCGTTCGTGAAGAAATCGGTATTCTTTTGTTAGAACAGAAAAAACAAGAATTAAACGAAAATAAAACATTTAGTTTTACTAGTAGTGATGTTCCAACAGGCAATGTTGAGGCTAAATCATCTTTACGCAGTAAAATGGGAGCTATGTTTGGGTATGAACAACCATCTACCCCTGCATTAAAAGTAGATTCATCTTCAGATAATCCTTTTATGGCTTTTATTGAAGATGCAGGCGCTAACATGACTGCTCAAGATTTATCAGGATTAAGAAATTTAGGATAATATGCCAATACCACAAACCACACGCGTTAATCCCTTAGATTTACAGGGTAATATTGCTATTGGTGTGGCATTACCTTTTAATGCACCTGGTGTATTTAAAAGTACATATACAACTAAAGATCAAATTAAATCTAATCTAGTTAATTTATTATTAACAGATGCAGGTGAAAGAGTAATGAATCCTACTTTCGGTTGTGATTTAAAAAGATTTATATTTGAAGGTATTACTGAAAGTAATATAAACAATTTAAAAGAAAGTTTGGCTAATAGCATTGCAGTATTTGTTCCTGAAGTATCAGTAACAGATATTATAATAGTTCCTAATACTGACTTCAATGCTATAGATTTAACGATAAATTATATTTTAAGAATATCTCAAACCCCTGATCAAGTAACAGTACAATTTCAATAATAATGTCTGAAGAACAAAACATATCATATCTAAATAAAACCTTTACTGATTTTAAATCATCCTTACAACAGTATGCCAAAACATACTTTCCTGCAACTTATAACGATTTTACAGAATCAACACCAGGAAATATGTTTATTGAAATGGCATCATATGTTGGTGATGTAATGTCATTTTATTTAGATACTCAAGTACAAGAAAATTTCTTATTATACGCTAAGGAAAAAGAAAACCTATATGCAATGTCATATGTTATGGGTTATCGTCCTAAAGCATCCTATGCTTCAAATACTATTGTTGATGTTTACCAATTAATCCCTTCTGTTACTAATTTAGGAGTAATTGTTCCTGACTATACTACGTATGGTTTAATTATTCCTGAAAATACATCTTTAACTTCAACTAGTACTGGTACTAAGTTTTTAACAACACAAACAATTGACTTT